ATGATCCTGCATCCAAGATTACTAGGAGCTGTCAGAGAACAACTGGCTCATGAAAGAAAGCCATTTATACACAAGCAGCTAGCATCTGTAAAACGATCAGCAGAACAAAAGGTCAACCAGACTAGGAAGCAAGCAACAACCTATGAGGGAAGATCACCTCCCCTAGCCACAAAGCAATGAGCAAAAGCCTTGAAAGGAGGTGCAAATAGAGATGGACAGGGATTTGTCCACGCTAATTGATTTGGTAGAGGAGGCATATCCTCAAATATCGATCATTTCCCAATTAGGAGAGTGGATGGAGGGGACGTTTCCATTACCATCCGCTTTTGTCATGACCCAAACGATCAGTGAAAAGGGAAATAGCCTGACCAGCTACAAAGTGATTTGTGAAGCAACTATTATGCTGCACTATCCCTTGGAGCAAGAAAAGCAAGTTCCGCTTTCGACAGGTGTCTTGCGAGATTTGTTACGAAAGCAACGTTATAGTTACCGAGGCAAAAATAAGCTCTTGCTTGATATCGACCCGAATACTTTTTCTGTGAATACCGAAAAAAAAGAACGGGCCGAAATAATATTTCGCTATGAGTACCTCATGCCTGTACGAAGAGAGCAGGTTGAGAAAATTGCTATCTTTGATGTGAAGGAGGATGGACATGGCTAAATCAATAGGCCAAACCAATGAAGGTGCAGTGAAAAAAACACGGCTAAAAAAGAACAACGAGCGAGCAGAATCACAGCCCCTCAACACTACAGCTCAGGAGAACAAGCGCACTCGTCTGGAATGGATTGAGAGTGCACCTCTGTTCCAAGCTGAGCGGTTTGAGGTAGCAGGAGCGTTACATGCATTTACAGATCAGCAGGTAATTAATGAAGAACAAGTACGAAAATACGTATCTACATTTCGAGGAGGTAAATAGTATGACAATCCAACGTGAACGACCAGGTGTAAACGTAGAATTAAAGGCGAAAGCACAGGAGCGAGTCCTACCGAAAAGTGGTGTGGTACTAGTACCATATCTAGCTGAATGGGGAGCCCCTGATCAGGTCATTACAATGAAGGGTTATGAAGAGCGCGTAGCAGAAACCTTTGGGCAAATCGATATTTTGGAGTTGGCCGCAGAAGGTGGCGCTACGGTAGTTGGCTATCGTATGACGAATGGTAAGAGTGTTGCGGCCAGCTATTCACAAGAAGGTTCGATTGCTATTCAAGCACGTTATCCAGGCTTAGTTGGTAATGAGCTGCAAATTTCGATCAAGGATTCCACAGCAGAATTAGGTAAAAAGGAATTACAGGTCAAAGGTCCAATAAAAACAGAGAAGTTCTCGTTTGCAAATATGGACGAGCTAGTAACCAAAGCAGAACAATCCATCTATATCAAGGTGAAAAAACTGGGTGACAAAGCAGTAGAAGAAACAGCAATGACGGCACTCTCGGGGGGAACAAGCGGCATTGCTACTTTATCGGCTACGGACTTTACTACTCTATTTAACTCCATCTCAGGTGTTGATTTCGACGCGATGTATTTACCGTCGGCTGATGCGGGAATCCAAGCAGCAGCTAAACAATTCATGGTCGATCGCGAGCTTTTTAGCAAAAAACGTAGCACGCTAGTAATCGGAGGTTTGCCAGAAAAAGATAGCAACATGAACGAGCATGTGGATCGTTCTGTCGCCAACAACTCTCGACGTGTCGTAAACTGCGCCATTGCAGGTCAGCATGTAAACGGCAAGACCTATGGAAGCCTGGAATGGGCGGCATGGCTAGCAGGTATGATCGCTGCTACGCCAGCTCACATTTCTCTGAGTGCACAGCTAGTACCGATGAAAAAGGCGGCAAAGGATTGGGGACACACTGAAATTCAAAACGCGCTTAACTCTGGTTCATTGATTGCCGTTCGCGATGGTGATGTGTACCTGATTGAAAGTGCAGTCAACACCTTAACGACATTAAAAGCAGCAGAGCGTGAGGATTTTGGCAAAATTCGCGTCTCTATGACCCTTGACCAAATTGTTAATGACATTACCTCTGTTGGCAAAAAGTATAAAGGCAAATTGGACAATAACGATATTGGCGGTGCGACGTTCGTTGGAGCGGTTAAGACCTATCTCGAAGTGCGTGAAGCGCAAGGAGCTATTGATAAAGGCTGGATTTTTGAAGATAAGAAAAATGGAATTGGTGACAAACGCGGATTCCGCTTAGCCGCCAAGCCACTAGATGCTATTGAGCTTTTCGATATTGAATGGGAGGTGCTGTAAGCATGCGTCAAAGCGATATTAAATTAAAAAATTGTCAGGTATATGATGAAAATGGTGATCCAATCTACGGTACACTGGAAGGAAAGGCCGTCTTAAAAACAGAGTATGGCGATGTAAAGCGTCTGCAAAAGGGCTCGGTGCAAACCATTGATTCTTGGCATGTAGAGGTTACTTTAAAGGTATCATCTGTTAACGCTCTGCTCAAATATTTTTGCGTGGACCAAATTACGGAGGGTAAAACTCCTGTCATTCCACAGCTTTTGGGCGAAATGGTCGATAAGGAAAACGGCAATACAGAACGCGTTCGTTTAACGGATATTTATTTAAACCCAGAAGAAATCACATTATGGGAAGCAAAGGCAGATGGAACCGATAACGCAACTTATGAAATTAAAGGCCGCAGTAACAAGAAGCCAGATTATCTTGATAAATTACCAGAATATACAGAAGAATAGGAGGTCTTTTCATGGGTAAATTAGAAAAATTCTTAGCGCAAGCAAATGAAACAACACCACGTCATGAGGTAGAAGTCAGCATTGATGGCGAAGTATGGAAGGTACGTCAGCTAACCTTAATGGAAAGTCGGATTTGTGAGCGTGAAGCTGATAAAGGTGATAAATTCGACTGGTATCGCTATAATGACGCTCGCATTGTGAAGGCGACTGAACACGATTTTAATTGGAACGATCCAGAGCTAAAGAAAGCCTACAAAGCAGGGGACAAATTCGAGCTTCCTGGCAAATTATTTGATCGCAACCCAGACGCATATGCGCTCCTTATAGAAACCGTGCGCAAAGCAAATCAGGGTCAGACAGAAGAAGAAGCGATTGAAGAAGCAAAAAACTAATTCAATCCGACGCGGAGGCTTGGCATGTAGCGAAGGCTTATCTGCATGGCAGAGGTCTCCCGGCGGAAATCGTAGAGTACGAAGTAGATCGTTATAAGCAAAAATTATTTATTATCGCATGTCAGATCATTGAATTAGAGGCGGAGGAGAAATGATATCCTCCGCCGTTTTTTTGATGAAGAAAAGATATAGCATGAACGGAGGTGAATGCAATGGGCAACGATATGGTTGTTGAGCTACTTTCTGTCCAGAAAGAGATGTTTAAGGTAAGGCAGGGCATGCTGGAATGGAAAAGAGACTCGGCTTCGTTGCAAGTAGCTCTGGGACAACTGGGACGCGGATTTTTACAAGAAGCTGATAGGATGGAACGGCGCATTAAAGAGGTACGTTCTCAATTACAGAAACTGGGAACCTCCGTACAAGCCAAGCTTCGTGTAAAAATAGACGATCAGGCGACACAAAAAATTTCGCAAATGCGCAGGCAATTTAGTCAACCCGTGGGGGTGAGTGGTAGAGGAGATGACGGCGGCTCTGCTAGCCCCTTTGTTGACCTCGCAGGGCAGGGGGTGAGCTGGTACAAAAACTCAGTCCCTGAATCTCAAGCTGCGGCAAAAGAACGCGGATTATTTATTGCCAAAGGAAAAACGGATGCCGAGGTCCAAGATTTAGATCGTAGTGTTGAGAAAATCATCCAAATCAACCCGGAACTAAGCAAGACAGAAGCTATAAACATCTATAACAAAAGTGACGATGTAAATGCAAAGGATAAGGCTGCATTTGCCGAATATGCTACCAAATTAAGTATGACTACAGGGTTTTCTGCTGACCAGAGCTTAAAAATGATGGCTCTATTACGCGACAGCACAGGAGTTACTGATCCTGAGCGACTGGCAAATTCTCTTCAATATATGAGTAACAATATGAAGGATTTTAGCGATGATTTTGTACCCTCTATGATCAAATATACCTCCCAGCTAGGGATGGTAATGGATACACCAGAGAAAATGGCGATGATGGTCGGCGAAATTGGCAACATGGGTATTCCATCAAATGACATGCCACTAGGCGCGTTAAAAGATATTGCCTTAAAAATGTCTTCTCAGGGTGAGCTGAGTAAAGTATTACAAAAAGGCTATGAGGCAGATGGGAAAAGTCCTGAGGAAGCCAAACGGCTAGCTGACATAGAGGCCATTCAAGTAACCCAGCTCTTGCATTCAGATAATAAAAGCGATAATCAGCAGGCGATGGGACGTATTTTTATGAATCTTGCTTCTATTAAAGATGCTAATGTACGTCAAGAGATGCTAAATGCAGTAGGCTCAGGCTCTGGTAAGGAGCTATTACAGCACCTAGTGCCGCTGATGGAGAAAACGGGTAAAATTTCTGCTGGCGAAGTGGAAAATAAAGTGGCTAATAACGAAGCAAATAAATCCTATAAGGCTGCAATTGACCAAAATCCTTGGTTTGAATATATGCAAGCCCAAAGTGAAGCCAAGGCAGCCATGGTGGACTTAACAGCTACAGTAGCCAAGGATTTAACACCGGTCATAAAAACGTTAGCTGGTATATTGACTTTCTGTATCAAAACTTTTAATGAATTACCAGAGTTGGCTAGATATACCATAGAGGCGATAGGTATCTATACTCTTGCTAAAATGGCGAAGGGAAAGTCAGAGGAAGAAGAAGATCCAGATGACAGTCCAGATGCAGGTGGGGAAGAACGTAAGAAGCGTAAGGGCTCGAAGAAAAAAAGAGGAGGCAAAAAGGGAAAAAGAAAGCTAGGGCCCTTTACTTTCGGTGGAAAAAACACGGAAGGACCCAGCAAATCAACCAAAAATAATCCAAGTAGCCCAAGTAATAAGAAAAAAACTACGAAACCAAAAGCTAAACCCAAACCAGCCAAGCCAGTTACTCCTAAGTCTAAACCTCCTACAGTCCCCAAAAAAGCTGGCAAGCCCACTACCGGATTCGGCAAATTAAAGGACATTGGTGGTAAAGCTTTTGAAGGGATAAAAAGCTTTGGTGGTGCCGCGTGGGACGGATTAAAGAATCTGGGCGGCAAAGGTTTTGGTGGGGTGAAATCCTTTGGAAAAGGTCTGTTGAAAAAAATTCCTTTTGTAGGAGAAGCAATGGGCCTCGCCTCATTGGTTACCTCTGACAACAAACCGATGGAGCTATTAAAGCTTGGTGGAAGTGCCGGGATGAAAGCCGCAGGTACTATGATTGGTGCTACAGTTGGCTCGATTGTGCCAGGATTAGGCACAGCGGTTGGCGGAGTAGTGGGTGGATTTTTAGGTTCGGTTGGTGGAGACTTCCTCATGGAAAAATTGCCTGATTGGTTCGGATGGGGCAAAGAAAAGCCAGAGACACCACCCGCACCAGTTCCTCCAGCACCCGCACCGACTCCAGCTAGTAGTGATGCTAACCCTAGTCAAATCAAGCCTGCGAGCAGTAAGCCACAAGATACGTTAACGACGACACCAGCACCACAAGTAACGCCGGCAGCTACTAATGCCGCAAATAAGAAGGATACAGCTCAAAATCTATCGGTAATGGTCTCTTCCATGCCTATCACGCTACATGCAGATGGTGTGCTTCAGGATGTTGTAGGTATGATTCGATTATTGAAGGACCCTACTGTTACGAATGAAATTAAACGTATCATCGAGACTGCTTTCGTCAATGCATTAGAGACTAGAGGTGGAAAAGCATGATTCGTATGCAGGGAAAGTATCGGCTGACGTTTCCCGTAACCCCAGCAGAGGTGCAAATAAAAGGCTACGGAAATGATGCAGAAACATCTACCAGTATTTCGCTTGTTACCAAAAACAGACTATCTGCTAATCGAGCGAAATCAATCTCCTTTGAGTTTTGGCTTCCAGGCGATATAGAATCTCCTTTAATCGAAGTGCAAGGCTATCAGGGACCACGTGAATGGTTAGCCGGCCTAGATCGTATCTCAGGGAAAGAGGTTCTGCTCACAATTGACGAGTTAAATTTAGCATGGAATGTCTTAATCGGCCCTGTGGATGGCACGTTTAAAGGAATGAATGTAGATTATTACGGGTCCATTGAATTACCGATTTTTATTAAAGATGAGTTCGTAGAGTGGTCTAGCAATAAGGAGCTTCTACAGCCGCCTGTGATCATGGCTAAGCAACAAAAGGCTCGTGCCAATACGACAGGAAAAACCGCAAAGAAACAGCAATCATCCCCATATCTTTTAACACCAGCCAAAAATATGATTCATCAGGATAGAGAGATGCGTAGCAAACAGCTTACTCGTATCCAAAAGAAAAATGCTGAATATAAAAGCAAAGCCTAGGAGGGAGCGGCTATGCGTGTGATTTATGGTAAAGATGCTACCCGACTTGATGTAACACCTGCCGTGACGGATGTTTCTTGGTCCTCATCCAGAGGACAGATTGCCCAGGTGTGTCAGATTCAGCTACGTAATCCTCCTGTATTAGCTGCTGCTGGCTATCTCATGATGTTTCCTAATGAAGCCAAGGAAAGCGAACAGCTCTTTCACGGCCCCTTAGTCGAATGGAATCGGGACGAAAAAACGAAGGATCTGAGCGGAACTGCTTACGAGCTGTCATGGTATTTACAAAAAAATGATTGCTCAAGGCCCTATTTGAAAGGGGATGCAGGGAAGGAGCTGGAGAGGATTATCCAGGGAGCAGGCATTTTGTTTCAATGCCCAGCCTTTGGATTTACGGTAAAGGAACGGCTCCCTTCCCAGCCGTATACCTCGTTGTTTACAGATATAGCGGAGAGAGCCTTTGAACGGACAGGACTTCGCTATTTTATCCAGCACCAACGGGATAAGCTGATTGTGCTAGCAGAGGGAAACAATCCCTATGTCCCTGTGTTTCAGGCTACTATGCTGGAGGCTAGCTCTACCGGGGAAAGCTTGGAGGAGGTGTACACGGCTGTAACAGTAGAACGCTATGAAGGAGATCGGGTAGCAGGCAGAGTCACGAGGGAACATCATGATTTGATGAAAAAGATCGGACGGATGCAAAAAATCATTGATGCAGGCGAGGAGAAGAATCTCGCCTCTTTGGCGTCCAAACAGCTTGCTACGTTAGCTAAAATACCGCGAACACGCTCCATAACCGTTCGTCACACAAATTCACTCATTGCTAGATTGCGAGCAGGCTGGCTGGTGAAAATTCAGGAGATAAATGGTCAACAAAGCAGTTGGATCGTAACCTCCTGCAATACCCGATGGAAAAACAGGGAATTTGTGATGGACTTACAATTGGAATGGAGAGGATAGGATGCAACAAGCGATTAATAGATTGTTTACCCAAGCAAGAAGTGGCATTAGTGATACGCAGATCGAATTTGGCACGCTACAAAATTATGCCCCGGTGGTCATTAAACTAGATCAGGACCCAACGCCCCTAAAAGAGGTAGAGGATGATCTAGTATTCTTTAAAAATGAACTATTCACAGAGCCTCAACTAGGGGCTACCTATGCTCTAATGAGATGTTCTTCGGGGCAATATCTGGTGCTGGGTGAGGTGAAATAAATGTTTCCTACTTTAGAAAGTAATCGAGAGTTAACAGATACTCCTTCCCCGATACCCTGGACTTATAAAGTGGATTGGACTACGTTTCAATTTATCAAAGGAACAGATGGCCGACATGTAAAGACTAGTAATTATGCTGAGTATTTGGAAGAGATTGCGAAAAAAATCCTGCATACCAAACGATTTCAATATGCGATTTACAGTGATCGAATTGGGGTAGATTTTTTTGAGCATATTGGAAAGCTCCCTAAGCATGTACCGTTAGCCTTGATTAAGCGGGATATGGAGGATGCGCTGGAGGCTCATTCAGAGATTGAGCGAGCAGAGGTTATGGATATTCGATATCAGGAGAATCGAATAGGTCTGAGACTAGAGATTGAAGGGGTACGGGGAAAGACTAAGGTGGTGGTAGATATATGGCAGAGATAAAAAAACCAGACATGCCGCTGTTACGCGAAACAGCCGAAGAGATTTATCAACGGATGTATAATCGAGCGAGTGAACTTGCTCAAGCCCGTGGTGAGACGCCCCCTTCCCCAGAAGAAGGCGAAATTTTTTATGATTTTCACTACCCACTCGCACTAGAAATATCTGAGCAACAACAATTGGATGAATATCGTTTTTTGCAATGGTATCTACCGTGGGCAGACGGGGAATTTTTGGACGCCTGGGGAGTGTTTTTAGGTGTGAAGAGAAAAACGGCTGAGCCAGATGACCTGTATCGCCAACGCTTGATTGCTAAGGCGGGAGAAGAGGAAGGTTCAGGGGCTGAGTACGATTACAGGCGCTGGGTAAAGGAAGTGCCCAATGTAGGAGAGCTGTTTATCTGGGGTGAAGTACCAAACACAGTGCATATTGCGCTAACCGACCAAACAGGGCAACCAGCCGAAGAAGCTTTAGTAGAAGCTGTAACAAAGCATCTAGCACAGCCAAATAAGCATAGTTTAAACGACAAGCTAGTGGTTCAGGCAGCAAAAGCATTGGAAGTAACAGTCAGCGGAGATTTGCTGGAGTGGGAGTCCTCTGCATCTGTAGACGAAATAAAACAGCAAATACAAGCTGACATTGTGGAATATATCAATAAACAGAGCAAAAAGATCCTTTATTCTGAAATCTATCGCTTGTTTAAGGTAGCTGGTGTGATAGATTATCGGAATGTTTTGCTAAATAATGCTCAGGAAAATATTGATCTTACCTTTTCAACTATACCGATTGTGAAAAATGTGAAGGTGAGTACGCCATGACGATGATTCCAGAAAAATATCGGACGATGCTGCCACCCTATTGGTATGAGAATCAGGCGGCGGTGCATCATTTTGAGGCAGGAGAAGCTGAGAGAGAGTACCAACAGGCTCGCAAGCTAGACTTAGAGCGGCAAATGATGATCACAACATCTACATGGGGACTGCCGTATTGGGAGGATATGTTTCAGGTTACTCCCAAGCAAGGTGATTCCTATGAGACGCGGCGTGCACGTGTCATGGCAAAGTATCGGGAGCGTTTGCCCTTTACGCCAGCGTTAGCAGAGAGTATTACCAGACTTTTTATCAAAGAACAGGCAGCTGATCACGTTCTCATAGAGGAAAACCCAGATACAGGCTATTTCTATATCTCGGTTCCCCTATGGTCAATTTATGACGTAGCCTCGTGGGTGCATGATATTCATAAGCGTAAGCGAGTCCCACATGTGTTTATGCCGCAGTTGGCAGTGTCGGACGAGATTGTGTTTCATGAAAGAATTACAATCAATCAGAAACGTTACCACAGGGTACATGAGTTTCGAGTTGGTATGACTCCTCTTAAAGATCAAGATAAGGTGGTGATTTAATGGATAAAGCTTATTTAGCACGAGTTGCGGAGGACTTAGCAACTCGTGCCGCAAGTCTGATCGTCAACAATCAAACGGTGCAATTGAGGTCTGCCAAAAGAAATGGAAGAAAGCTTGTAGTCATAACGGAGCCTGTTAGCGGAATCACGAAGGTATCTTCCTTAAAACTACTAGATGAGGCAGGCAATCTTATTACGGAAAGAACGGCTAATGTAGATGTCTTAAGTGATCAAACCTTAGAATTTCAGTTTGAATTTGAAGTGAGAGGAGCCAACGACTGATGCCCTATAATCCTAAACTAGATTGGAACTATGATGATCCTGTCACGGAAACGGATATCAATAGGTGGGAAAAAGGAATAGACAATGCCCACAAGCTACTGGAACAGCACACAGTGGCTATTTCTGCTTTGCAGATTGATGTGAAGACGATAAAAGACGCGGTGTTTAACAACTTTACAGATAATGTTTTTTTTTGAAAATTTTTCTATCTTAAACGATATCACACTAACAGATGGCTGGTATGACGAGGCTAACAAAAGGTTGGTGATTTTGTAGATGGTAGCCATAAAACAGCAAGTAAAACAATTCAACGAATCGACATCCAGTTCGCAAACGCACACCTTAACCATACCGGGATTGAATAGCGTTAAGTCTGTAGTAGTTAATACGGGGACCGTTTCATATAAAGTTAGTGGTAACACTGTGACATTTACATTCTCTAGTGGTTCCTACACAAGGAGGGTACAAACTGGAGGCTCATATGAATCGTCCCAAACCAAAGTGGTAACCACTTCTAAGACAAGCGCGTCAAATTCCTTTCCAAGCAGTACTTCCTATAATAGTGATGGTTTTAGTGGTACGTTATATAAAGACGGCAGTCCAACACAAGCGCTAATAAGTAGCACCCCCGGCAGAACTAAGACCGTCTCCACTGAAAGAAATGTAACGAGTCCCGGCGGTAATTCTTGTGAGGAAGCATACAATTATGTAGTGAACGCTTTGCCTAACAGTATATCATACAATCAAGATGGATACAGTGGAACCTTACAACTTAGTTCTAGGTCTATCGGTACTTGCAAAAGGCGAGTGGACTATCGTTGGATAGATGCAACTGGCTATTATTCTGGTACAGTCTCCGAGCCCTCAACAAACGTGTATAACTATACTCAAAACTACCGTGGCTCTGTTACGAAGCCGGGAAGTGATTCGAGAACCTATTCCTATTACTATCGGTATGAGGTAACTATCGAGTATTCCGATAACTCTAATCCGACTATCGTACTCACTTCCCCACCAAACAACCAAACCCTAACCGAAAACGCTGCGTTAAACATCCAAGGCACCGCCTCCGACACCGACAAAGACAACGTAGTCACAATAAAATACCGCATCAACAACGGCACCACAAGGGCGTTACAATCCGGAGTATCCAACGGTAGCACGCCTATTTCTTTTGCCAAAACCCTAACATTCCGAGCCAAACGTCTCTATGACGGCACCACCGATCTCACAGGCTCCGACCTAGCCGAAAACACCGATCACACCCTAACCATCTGGGCAGAAGACGACCAAGGCGGTAAATCAACCGAGGTGACCCGCAAGTTCCGAGTTGTTCACAATCGCCCTCCCGTTATCAGCGGTCAAAACGTAGACCTCGGTGTATTAAACGCTATCCCGTCAAAAACATACACCGTCACAGAGCCAGAGGGTGACGCATTTACCATCACAGAAAAAATCAACGGCAAAGTGATCCGCACGTTCGCTGGAACTGACAGCAAAGAAAACACTGCAACAATCCCACTGGACACATGGTTACGCCTCTCCTTGACAGCGGTACACACCCTTACAATTGAGGCAACCGACAGCAAAGGGATGACCTCGACTCGATCGTATACCTTCCGACGATCAGCCGACAAGATAGCGTTTGCTCTAAGGAACCCATTCGGTACCGACATAGCTGCCAAACGCATCCTAGTGACAATCGACGCGACGATTCCTGCTGGTGCCGATTACAAAGCCGAGGTATGTAACAACGCATTCGACGAGTTGCCGACATGGGAAGACGCGAGCAACCATGTCAAATTCAATCGAGGCTTCATCTTCACCAACAAGGAAAAAACAGCAGAAAAATGGGGCGTTAGCGTACGCTTTTCATTCACCAAAGGAACAGCAACTGAGCCAGTTACCGTAAGAGGATTCGGAGGTGCATTCGATTGATCCTGACTAAACCAAAAGCATTATCTAAGATCCAAGCTGACCGTGAGCAAAAGGAAATGTCTTTAGAGCTGGTAATAGCCTATGAAGCGATTGCACAGCTGTATGAAAAAATGACCGCTCTTGAGCAAGCGCTTGAAGAATGGAAAGGGGGTGAATAGAAATGGTCAGAGAATACATGATTCCCGTTTATGGCTTGCTTGTTAAAGCGAAACGACGTACCATCGACTCGCTCCCAAAAGATTATCAAATTCCTGTAGCCGAGTATCTAGCGAAACAAAACGAGGAATAAAGGAACGCCTGCTCATGTTGAGTGAGGCGTTTTTGTTTTCATCATATAGAAAAAACTCACACATTCCGGGCATCTTCAATCATGAAGATGCCTTTTCTTTTACACAAAACCTGCCAAGGAGGGAAAATGGCATGGAAGAGAGCGTAATGAACGCATTGCTTCAGCAAGGTCCGTTTGCTGCTCTATTTGTCTGGCTGTTATTCTCTACCAAAAAAGAGGGGAGAGATCGCGAGGCTCTTTTGGTTAAACAAGCTCAAACACGGGAAGCAAAGCTGATGGAACACAATGAACGCATGGTGATTCAATTGGAGCGAAATACGTCAACCCTACAGCAGATTGAACGAAGTCTATCGGGGTTGGAAATGGAACTGCAAGAATTAAAAGAAAAGGTAGAATAAAAGGAGGATAGGCATATGGCAAAGCCGATTTTAATAATTGATGCAGGGCATGGGGGAGCTGATCCGGGAGCAATTGGGAATCAGATGCAGGAGAAGGATCTGACGCTACAAATTAGTTTGTACCAGCTACAAAGGTGCAGAGAGTTAAACCTTCCTGCTGCGATCACTCGGACGACAGATACCACACTTACCCCATCTCAGCGCACTACGCTCGTCAAACAAAGCGAGGCCACCTACTGTATTTCCAACCATATCAACTCAGGTGGCGGGGAAGGTGTGGAAGCGATTCATTCTATCTTTACTACCAATAGGCTAGCAAATGCTCTAGTACAAGCCGTAGCTGCCGAGGGACAAAAATTCCGTAGAGTCTACACACGAGTAGGTGCTGATGGGCGAGACTATTATTTTATGCATCGTGAAACAGGTGCAGTAGACACGATCATTATGGAATATGGATTTATTGATCATGCTTTAGATTCACAAAAACTAAAAAATAATTGGAAACGCTATGCTGAAGCAGTGATCAAGGCTTTTTGCGGTCATATTGGCCATCCGTACTCTCCTGCTGTAGAAGCGCCTAACGACGATTTTGAATTAGCTGTGGATGCTCTTGTTCAGGCAAAGATCATTTCCTCCCCTGACTATTGGAAACAGAATGCCGTCTCTACTAGAACGGTGGTTGGTGAGTATGCTGCTCAATTGATTAAAAATATGGCAAAGTATCTGAAAGCAGGTGCGTGAGTGAAGGAACAGGGAAATATACCACTACTAGTTGCTGGAATAATCGGTTCCATAAAGCTTCTAGCCGATACACTAGGCTACCAAATCATTACAGACGATCAGGTGAATGCCATTTCGAACGGGGTTTCGGCCGTCGTGACTATCCTTGCCGTGCTTTTAAATAACAGACAAGCAAAGCAACAATAGTATTTATGCACTCTATCATAATTTCTTTATCATCATGAATTGAGTTAACCTAAGCCTTCCAGCAATTTTGTAAGCTGGGAGGTTTTTTTGTTTTGTTACAGGTACGATTAGTACTAAAAGTAAGTATGTTTTGTTCAGGACGAAAGAAGTTAGCCCTTCTGAAAAACTTGCATCTATCCTTTATCTTTTGTAAAATAAAAATAAGAACATACATTCTGTTATGGCGTATCATCCACTATCGCGAGGTACTTATGCACATAAGACAAGCACATCCCTTGATGACTCAAGAAATTGTACAATTCTTCCAAAAATATATTACTGAAAATTCCGATTCGATTGCTAATCGTGAATACATCTGTTCAGATGGTACTAGAGCAGCAGTCCGTAGAAATCAAATACTTGTGGCGCTTGATGGAGATATGATTGTAGCAGCACTTCGATTTTATCCTAAAAAGTCTACACAAACCATATCACTTTATCAATTTGCAGTGGCCAAGAACTATCGGGGCAAGGGAGTATTGTATACCATGCTACAATACCTCGGTGAGTATCCTATCGAGGTGCTTTGTCCAATTCATGCCAGTTTAAATACCTACTTTTCTAAGACAGGTTGGCAGCATACAGGTCAGTTTAATGGCTGCAACCGTTGGGAGTGGAGCGTGGGAGACAGATGCAGATAG